CATTTTCAAGCCATCATTATGTACACTCTTGACCGCTTTGCTCGTAATAGATATGACTCCGCTATGTATAAAGCGAAACTCCGTAAGAATGGAGTACGACTGTACTACACCGAACAATCTATCACGGATGAGCCGGAGGGTATAATTCTTGAGTCCGTCCTTGAGGGTATGGCTGAGTATTACTCCGAAAACCTCTCAAGAGGTGTGAAACGTGGTATGAAAGAGAACGCTCTAAAATGTATGATAACAGGTGGCTATATGCCTTTGGGCTATCGAAAGACCGCCGACAAGAAATTTGAGATAGACCCTGCGACCGCTCCTATTGTCCGAGAAATCTTTGACTTATATATAAATGGAAAGAGCCAACGGCAGATAGTGGATATACTAAATGAAAAAGGCTATCGTACCGCTAAAGATATGCCTTTTAGACTCGGAAGCATCTCAGGTATATTGGTAAACACCAAATACATTGGACTCTACACCTTTGATGATGTGGTCATAGAGAATGGCATACCTGCTATAATAGATAAGGATGTTTTTGAAAAGGCTCAGGAGATGCTCAAAAAGAATAAGCGAGAGTCCGGGCGAATGAAAGCCCCTATGCAGTATCTCTTAACAGGCAAGGTATTCTGCGGCCTTTGCGGTAGTCCTATGGCAGGTGAAAGTGGAACAGGCTCTCAAGGAACTATCTACAATTATTATAAATGTCAAGACCGAAAGAAAAAACATAACTGCATCAAAGCCAATGAGAAAAAGGATTGGCTTGAGCGGATTGTTGTAGAGGAAACTGTAAAACAAATTTTGCAACCTGAGGTCATTGACGAGATAGCCTGTAAGGTCGCAGAATTGGCTGAGAACGAGTTTAATGATAAGAGCCGATTACTTTCCTTACAAAGTGAGTTAAAGAGCGTACAGACAGCCATACGCAACCTCCTGCGACTTGTGGAGCAAGGTATTGATACTGAGGACATCGGAGAACGACTGCTCGACCTCAATTCTCAAAAAGCAGACCTGCAAAAGCAGATTGGTAAAGAGGAAAATAAAAAGCCGATGTTGACGAAAGACAGGATAGCCTTTTGGCTCACCGACTTTATCAACAACGGCGATATTAACGATATTGATTACCGACAGCGTATTATTGACACGCTTGTAAATAGGGTGTTTGTATTCGATACCGATGATGGTGGACGAAAGATTGTAATTACCTATAATACGAGCAATAATATGAAATCGACTATAACCCTATCTGACATAACTAAGTGTTCGGATATTAAGGGTTTCGCTCGACCACAACCGACAAATCCGAACTTTTTTATAATCAAGAAATGTGTCGGCATTGTCATCGAAATACCGGGTAGAGGGTAAATCCCCTACCCGGCTTTCTTTTTACTCAGTAGTATCGTCCTCAGTAAGTACCTCACCGACTGCTCCGACCTGCTCAATCATATTTACAGTCTTTTCATCAGCACCCAACTTTTCGGCGGCATCGGCTGTCGCTTCCGTGATAACCTTAACGCTCTTAGCATCTACGATGCCCTCCATAAGGCAGTACACGACCGTGGGGATGATGGTCATAGCGGCACCTGCGATGACCTGTACCACCTCATTATCGCCAACAAAGAGAGTGATGATACCTGCGATGGCTGTGATTGCCGCAATGATGAACTTACGGCTTGTGAGTTTCTTGATGATGTTATTGTTCATAACAATACCTCCTTATACCTTTGTAAGATATTTAATATCAACAGCACCTGTTACAGCACCTGTTGCCTGAGTGGAAATGACCACACGAGAGCCTTTGATTTCTCTCACATAGAGGAGAGTGTCGTAAACCCAAGAGGAGAACTTAGTGGTCTTACCATAGACAGGAGCGTTCTTAGCCATCTTGACCTTATCGCCCACTTTAATGGTTTCGACCTCAGGAACTACCTCAGGTTTAGGCTCTACAGGAGTTTCAGTAGTAGCGATGAACGCATCCGTGAAACCTGCGGCCTTAGCCTTTTTGAGCATATTCTCAGCATTTTCCTTTTTGCTGTAAGCACCAATCTGCACTCTGTACAAGATTTTCACCTCCTTATCAGACTGACCCAACCTCTTGTTTACCTCCTCGGCAATCTGAGGGTGTCTGTCGTAAAGATATTTGCCCGGACAGGACTTGTTGGCAAACCAACGATGAACTGTCATATTCTGCTTGTCCACCTGACCGATGAGGGATTTATCTGCTTTCCAAAGCAACTTTTTGATGTTGTTTCTCTTGCAGATGTCGGTCACGAGGTCAATGAGGGCCGCATAAGCCTTGTCGGTTACTGCATACGGCTCTGTGGTATCAGATGCCACCTCGATAGTGATTGCACGTTGGTCGTTGGATTTGGAGGATGTACACCAAGAGCGGTTTTTCTCCTCTACATAAAGACCAATCTCACCATCGTAGCCAATGCCGTAATTAGAGGATGCCTGTCGAGAGGTAGGGAGAAAAATCTCACCAATTCTCTGAGCAGTACATTGACCTACTACGCAATGGATTGTGATGGTATCAATCTCGTGTGTTCTCTGACCTGAGTGGTTAGGACTCAGTACCTTTACCGTGGCTAACGGACTGTTAGAAAATGCCATAATATTACCTCCTAAGTAATAATATCCCAAGTTTTTACCTCAGAATAAATTTTATCAATGAACGAGTTACCTTTGAGGGCTTTGTATGCTTCATAGAGCATTACAAAGTTCTCATATTCATATTGTCGGATTGTTTCTTTGTCGTGATTGTGATAGTAGATGCGTAACATCTCACTACGCAACTGACATCTTGTGCCGTCCGATATTTTTCGGATGCTGACGATGACAGGAACAATCACACCGACTAAAATTCCAATCTCTGCAATGAGAGCGGTTAGTGATGTGAGTGTCATATCTCGTCATCCTCCTTATGGTCAGGTGATTTCGGAAAGACCACGTTGAACGGAAATCCCTCCTGCTCCGGCAAATCTCTGAGGGCTTGACGATACTTAGCCCAAGCGTTAGAAGCGACTGCCGCCAACTTCTTGAGCCAATGTAACCAATCGCTGAACGAAATACCTGTAGGTGCTTCCGGGAGCATACTGTCAAGAGTGAAATGCTTATCGGACTCGTAGAGCAGTTTGTTACGGAGTTTACGAGCCAACTCTGCGGCCCTCTCCTCATCCTGCTCCTCACAGGCGATGCGATATGCGTTTTCAAGCACATCGTCCATCTCACTCTTGATTTGGTTGCTGACTGCTTCAAGTCGAGCAAGTCTTTTCTCGGTGTTGTTCTGCTGAATACTCATTGTGTACTCCTCCTTTTAATTCGTAATAATAGTGGGTCATCCTTTGTCTTTGGTAAAAGGTTGTACCCCTTTTAGCGTTTGCTTTCCACGCTTCCAAACTATTCCAAGTAGTACCCTCAGGCACTCTGCCGTTGGCTTCCTTTTGGATAAGTTTACGCATTTTCCTCCTCTGCTTACCGAGTTTCTTATTATTCATATAGCGGAGGATGCGACCTGTATCGGTCAGCACAAACCGCCAATTCATCATCCGAACACCCTGTCGCAGAGGATATAGCGTGGTTTTCTTGTTCAGTTCTAAACCTTTGGCTTCAACCAACTCACGAATTTTAGTTAGGCACTCCTGCAAATACTCCTTGTCAGGGTGGATGAGTAGGAAATCATCCATATATCTGAGGTAGTGTTTGATATGTAATCTTTCCTTTATATAATGGTCTAAGTCATCGAGGACAGCCAATTCGACCAACTGACTGATTTGACTCCCAAGACCTATACCTACATCTCCTCCGAAAGAGTCAATGACATTGCATACCGCCTGTCTTGCTCTTTCATCGGACACTCGCTTTGTGATGGCTTCCTTTGCCATCTCGTGAGGTGTGGAGGGAAAGAATTTCTTAATATCACACTTTAAGACCCAACCCTGAGTTCCGTGTTCATTGTAGTATCTACGCAGGTGGGCGGTCAGTCTGTCAAGGGTAAAGTCCGTTCCCTTATTGGTCTGACACGCTCCGTTGTCGTGAATAAGATGCTCGGTGATGTCATCATAAAGACCTCCGTCACAGAGAGCCTTTTGAAATTGCCTATCTCTTATTCTCGTGGCTACAATCTCACGCTTCTTAGGCTCGTAAATTGTAAAGCATTGGTAAGGACTGATTTTGTACTTTCCGCTCAGTAAATCCTGCCGTAACAGGTATGTATTTTTCAAGCCGTTGGCTTCATAGCCGACTACGCTATCTTTCCATCGCACGTTGCGACAGGATTTCTTTAAGCCTTTGTACAGATTACCAAATTCGATTGCTTTATCGAAATATTCCATATAATAATGGGGTCATAGGTGCATATAACAAAGACCACCTCGTAAGGTGCTTGTGTCACCTAAATCATTCTCTCCTTGCGGAGATAGGACAACAACTCCTTGTGTGAGCGTACTGCTTTTGCCAAACGGCTACTTGAAACGGACAATCTCACAATCGGGGGCGAGGTAATTGGCATTGTTGGCATTGTTGTTGTTCAGACTACCATCCGTGTTCACGTTACGGACATTGTTAGCGTTACCACCGTTAGGAGTACGCATCCACCAATTCGCCGCAGACTCGCTGATAAATAGTTATTACCCTATGTTTTTATATCTTTCCTTGTCAGATTTCATCCAAGCCTTGAGCCTGTCATCTGCTTTAAGGATAAGACCTGTCCAATACTCTATCCGCTTAGACTCAATCGAGAATGAATTGTAGGCAAGGTCAACGAGCGAGAGCATAGCATCCAAGTGGCTATGAGCCTGTACCTGCTGATTTCTACGATATTCGTAATCGAGTTTGGTCTGAACGAATACTGCATTAGCCCTGCGTACACAGGTCAGAGCAGATATACACTCATCTACGATAGGCTTAGCCATTACCCATCGAGAGGATTTTGGAAAAACCTTTTCGGATTTGCAAATTTGGATGGTATAATCTCCGAGTATTCTTATCTCATTAAGAACACCGAGAGTACCCTCACTACGGTCACCTGTTCTTACACTCATTGACCTTTTCCTCCTTTGTTTTCATTCTTGTACTGCCCCTAACGGGGCAGATTATGGGGATTACACGATGGTGCAAGCGGGGGCGAGGTAACAGGCAGTGGAGGCGATGCCGTAGCTCAGACTACCACCCGTGTACACGACACGGACATAGTCAGCGTAACCACCGTAAGGAGTACGCATCCACCAATTCGCCGCAGAGCCGTTTCTATACTTGATGCGGTCTGTATTCGTAGCACCCTCGTAATAAGGGAACAGAACAGAGCCATCCGCAACGCTATCGTCAGTACCGAAAATCTCTTTTCTACTTGCGAGATAGAATTTATCGTTAAGGGTATATCTCTCGCCCTTAATGACAGTAGAGTCAGGGGCTTCATAAATCGTGTTAGCACAACAAGGAAGCACCACATCACCTACTACAGCGATAAAATCATTCTCCAAGCCACCTGCAAAACCTGCTGTAGAGGTCAACCAAGTCGGAGGTCTGTCGAATTTTGTCTGAGGAGTCCACACGCTACCTGCCGCCGCAGAACTATTGAGCATCTGTCTGATAGCAGACTCCTTGTAGTTATTGCTACCATAGGAAACTCTCTGAGAGTGGTTAAGACCCTCACCGAAAGTACCGAGAGATGTACCACCGCTACCCTCTGTAATAGTGAGAGTTTCGCTGACTGTGGTGGTAGTTCTGCTCGTAAATGCTTTCACGCTTCTTGCGGTCATCGCCGCATCCGCATATCCGCTGATGGTAAACTGACCGCCCTTAGGCAATACCTTAGTGGTAGTGAACTGATAAGTACCTGCGGCCCAAGAGGAGTAGGCTGTAGCAAGGGTAAAATTATAAGTTCCTGCCGGGAGGTCTGCTTCTGCGTAGTAGAACGCTTCCGGGGCATCAAACTGTAATGCGGTCGATAATACATCGTGACACATAAGTGTCATAGTGGGAGCATCCTCATTATGAACGCTCTTGAGATAATTGTGTGCGACAACATCGTATAGCATATCGCCGTACACGCTGTGCTTTACGAGCAACTGAGTGCCGATGGGGAAAATATCAGGGGCGATACCCATTCTCACGGCTCTCTGTACTCCTGCCCAAGTAGAAACATCTACCTGACCACCCACAGCCTTAGCAATCTTTGCGAGATTTACATTCATCTCGTCAAACTGTGCTGAATTTGGAAACATTACTTTTGACATCGTTTAGTCCTCCTCGATATACATAATTCCGTTTTCTATACCAAGATGATACGCTGTTCCTGTCGCATCATCCACGATAGACTTACTTGAACTCGCAAAGTACAAGACATTTCCTCTCTTAAAGCAATCCACGACCGTGTTAGCCTTAAAGAAATTCGTATCAAGTGCCTGTCCGTCCGTTGTCTGTGCCGTGACAGCCGTTCCGTTAAAGGTGAATGTATCACCTCTGCTGTAAGCCGCCGTAGCAAAGAACTTAATGTTTTCACTTGCGGTATTCTCCGTAGTGAGTCTGTGTACGGTGCCGCTCTTTGAGTAATTACACTCAAGAACACAAGCACAGTTCACATCGTTTGCACCGAAACCTGTGCCGTTTTGCTGATACTGCGTGGTGTCAACAATCTTTGAGTTATCGCCATTGACCTCAATGCGATATGTTCTACCACTCGCAGGTGGAATTTCATCCACATAATGTTTAACTGCCAAATCTGTTACCTCCTAACTTGAATTGTAATCTGCGAATACCCTCTTTTTGACCCATAAAGGCTTTGTACAGGAGCAGGTGGTTATTTTCGATAGCGTTAAGTTCTGCCGCCGACCATCCCACTCCGTTGCTTGAGTAAATTCTCATAGACTTAGAGCCGGACGGAGAGTAGCAGTTATTCAAAATAGCCTTTGTTGCATTGACCACGTTGTTGAAAAACGCTACCTTAGGATAACCTGCAATGTCTGCCGACTCCATCTCAGGGGCCGCATACTCAGAGTACATCGTCTTGCTGAGTTCAATGAGGTATTCGATGTTACCTTTTATTCTGTTGTAGTCAGGATTGAGGTTGAAATAGTCACCATCAACCCAATCCGTTTTAGGTGTTGTCCAAGCCATCAAGTCATCCTCCTTACGCTTATTGCTCCCTGCTGACCGGGGAGTTTGTATTGTAACTTAGTGATACGAGCAGGAATGTTCTCCTCAAAATCAGATTGGATATAGATAATATCGTTGATGTCGAGTCTGAAATCCTGTCTAAAAGATGTTTCGTAACTATTACGACACTTTAAGTAGTTTGCGACCCACTCACCGAGGTCTTTCGCCCACACCACATCCGTTACAAGAGGATTGTCGAGAGGACAAGGCTCACCATTCTTATTGACCGAGGTTGTAA